CCCAAATGTACACCATTTACACGGGACTCAAGGCTACAAGCCCTGGGTGGGTGTTAAATTACCACAGCGAACCGGGTACTAAGAGACTATACGTTGAACGCCGAGTAATGACGGGGATACCATCTCCTAAGTTTACTAGTTTGACCTTTCGGGCCAAACTTGGCACTCAGCAAGCGGTTTCCGCAGTCGCTTTGCTCTCGCAAACAGCGAGCAACGTATTCCGAAGAAAAGCCTGATTCTCTTAAGGAATCAAAGAGCCTTTGCCAATAGATTCTCCATATCGGAGGTTGGTTGGTTAAGATTTAACTTCGTGTTCTTCTTTACTCTGAGAGGAGTCTGATTATGTCAGCTCAAGCCGCTATCGTCATTAACGACGGTGCAACTACCCCTGTCGCCCACACCTTCGATCCGAAAGGTGCACGTTCCCAACCGCAAGGTAAGGACGTTGCTGTGTGGCGTGATAGTGCCCAGGCCAATATGGTGGCCGCGTGGACTGTTGAAGAACAGCACACGCCCGTTAACGGGAATAAGATCGAGAAGTTTCGCTACTTGATCACGCTTCCGTATACGGAACCGGACCTGAACGGCAATCCCGTGGCCAAGCGCTTCGCGCTTGGTGAGGTTCTCGTCTATGCTCATGAGCTATCGACTGACCAAGAACTGAAGCACATTGCTGCGTTGGTGAAGAATTTCACCGCATCGACTTACTTCCAGAACGCCATCACTAAACGTGAGGCGGCATGGTAATGGACGTCGATGTTACGACCTTTGTCTATGGCGCCTGTATGGCGTCTGCGATTTGGTCTGCAGTGCTTGTGATTGTCCTGGCAACAGGCTCTCGTAAGTAGGTTTCTCCTTTTTGGAAAGTTATCATGTTCCATGAACAAAAACGGGGGCTTCGCCCTATCAGTAGGTCCCGTGAGGGACAACGTAGAACTAAAGCTTCTCACGCCATGAGGGTCACCCCTCATGATAGTGACGCAATAATTCTCGACTACTTGGAGCGCTTGGATTCTCCTCGCGCTCTCCACGTTTGGATGCTCTATAAGGCCGGTCAACACCGGGACCTGGTAGAACTCAAGTTCAACCCTTCCCTCTATGAGTTAGTGTTCTCGCGAACAGGAATCCAAAGGCTACGTAGTGATTACGCCGCCACTAAATTCTTTTCCAAGTGTAAAAACTTGAAAACGCTCATTGATAAGAAGGAAGTTGCACTCGCTGCAGCCCGAGAGGCTGAGGCTCGTTGCCGTGAAACCAACTTGGCTCTCATTGAGTTAGCTTCTGGTAGTCGTGTGAACGACCGTCTGAATACTGCGCTATTTCGCGCAAGTCAGATTGTTTCCAGAATCCTCGGTGAGGTCCCCTCAGAGTTTGAGGATGTTGCCTTCAGTAAGGGACGTACTACGTCCGCTTACGGCGACGAGAAGTCTAGGGTACATAAGTACACTAGTCGTCTAGATGTTTACCCACAGTCGCTGCACTTAGCCACGAGGCTGGTAGCAGACTCACCCCACTGGGGCCAAGCCGCACTAGATGCGGAAGGTCCATGCTCAGTGCTCTCGCGAGCATTTGAGTTAGTGAGGGGGAATGTAATGACTGTTGTTCCTAAAAATGCTAAGACTGATCGTGTGATTTGTTATGAGTCACACTGTAATATTCGGCTGCAGCTTGCGGTCGGAGGTTATATGCGAGAAAGGCTCCGTGTAAATGGAATCAATCTCAATGATCAGTCGGTCAACCAAAGACGTGCTCGCCTAGGCTCAAAGTTTGGGAGTCTTTCGACTCTTGATCTGAAAGCTGCTAGCGATACCGTCTCGTGCGAACTCGTTTGGCAATTACTGCCATTCGAGTGGGTGTCTGTCTTAGACAGCATCCGCGCACGTTACACACAGTGGCCTGACAATGTATGGAGAAAGAACGAGAAGTTCTCATCCATGGGTAATGGCTTTACGTTCGAGCTTGAGAGTTTAATCTTTTATGCTCTGTGTTCGGCCATTACAAACAATGTCAGCGTGTATGGTGACGACATTATTGTGCCTACCGAGTCAGTCGAAGAGGTCATAAATCTCTTAGACGGTTGCGGCTTCCAGGTTAATACCGAGAAGTCGTACTTTACCGGATATTTCCGGGAAAGCTGCGGTGCCGATAGTGTGTGCGGTGTTGATGTTACTCCTGTTTATCTTCGCTCCATCCCACGTGGACGAATGGAGGTTGTTAAGCTCCATAATGCAATCCGTAAATGGGTTGTGGAATGGTACCCCGAGAGGGGCTGGGCAGAGATGCTCAGAGCTTGGCGGTCTTCCCATACTCATCACCTGGGGCCGGCTCGCAATTGCGGGCAGGCTCTCGGCGATGGCCACTATCACGTCAATTTCGATGAAGCAACTCCTAATAGAGCTGTCAATTGGATAGACGGATGGTGGTATAAAACGACCATCCCGATATATCGGGAGAATTCGTTGTATGGCGATCGCGTTTCGGGGCGTTTCTCCGGACGGTTTGGAGCTGCAGCACTTTGTGCTGCTCTCGGACCGAAGGGTGTGTTCGATGTTTATTCGAATACTCTCGATCGAAGACAGGTGAAATACATCACACATAGGGGCCTCTCAAACTTCGTTTGGGAGGATGTTATCTGGGAATAACTCCTAGGTGACGAATTCGGCCTTTG